TTCCACTCAGCAAATTTAGATAAACGGTTTTGTGTTTCAGCAAATTGGGCAAACTCTTCGCCAGGATCTTCATCGTTGATGCTGATAGCAGAAGCATCATCAGCAACATCATACAGCTTCATCTTCGCTCTGTCAATTCCCACCATGAATTTTCTAGAGGCAGTTGGATCGTTGTATCTGTTTTTAAGTTGTTTGACCATAAGGCGACCCTGTTGTTCAAGTTCCTCAGTAGAGATAAGGGCAAACATAAAATCAGCAGTGGCAGGAAGCCCAAAAGACTCACTAGTATCGGTAAGGTCAGGGTCGCTATTACCATAACCACTACGAGTAGTTTGAGTAGCAGAGACAATCGGTACATTATGTTCCACAGCAAGACCACGCAGCTCTTCAGCAATCGCTTTGACATACGTGTAAGAATTGACAATCGCACCTTTATACCTCGCACTCGCACAGATGTTTAGATAATCTACAAATATTATATCAGGTTTGAAACTTTTTTTCAAGGAAAGATCTGAAAGTAATGCCTTGAAGTGTCCGACGTGGGCGGATGCTGTTGGATATTCTTTGATAATAAGTTTGCCTCTAGTCTTTCTAGAGATCTCTTGGACTTTAGAAGTAAAGATAACTTCAGGTAGTTCAGCAATATCTTTGACATTTACATTCAGCAAGTTTGCGTCAATTCGTTCAGCGATTTTTTCCTCTGCCATTTCACATGTAATGTAGAGAACGTTGAGACCTTGTGTGAGAGAGGCACTAGCCATGTGGCACATGAATAGACTTTTCCCAACACCTGTACCAGCAAGAGCGATGTTGAGAGTTTTATTAGGAAGACCACCTTTGGTAATGAAGTTGAACTTCTCTAGATCAAACGGGATCTTTTCTTCAGTTCTATGATAAAACTCGTAACGTTCTTCAGCTTGTTCTATGTAATCGTGTCCGATGTGTTCATCAAAAGATACTGCTAGTGCTTCTTGGAGAATGCCAGGGATCGCATCCTTTGATAGTTTCTTATCACCTCCATCTGCGACCTTGATAGATAGCATGAGGGCAAGGTAGATTGCTCTGTCTTGGCACCACTTTTCTGTGGCGTCAAGGAGCCAGTTGTAGTCAACCCATTCGTCTCCAAGGGATTTGAGGGTAGATAACGAACTTTGGAATGTGTCTTCTGTAAGATCGTTTCTAGATTGGAGGTCAATTGAGATGACTTCTTGAGTAGGTACTTTGTCATACTTACTGGCAAAGTCAGCAATTTCCTCAAAGATAATACGTTCATGGTATTCGTTAAAATAATCTGCTTTTAGAAATGGAACTACCTTACGGTAATACTCTTCGTTGTAAAGAAGGTTACGTAAAATAGTTTCTTCAATACGCTCAGTTGCCATAAGAGAACTCTTTACGTGCTGCTTCTTCCAATTGTGCCATCACTTCTTCGGTAAAATACTTCTGGGGATCGGCAAGAATAACAGAAGGATAAACAGCGGATTCGCCAACAACGATCCGATTGCCCTTACGAGTGAATACTCCGTGCTCCTCACCCAGTTCCAATAGTCCGTAATACCGATCCAATCCACGCTCATCAAAGTAAAGTCTGGTTTCAATTTTGCTACCCTCCTTGGTTAGTCTTGATTTCTTAGCTTCGCACTTGATAATATTTCCCACAAGTTCCGTACCATCTTTCTCTTTTTTCTTTCCAAGATAAATGATTGTGGAAGCAGCGTACTTCAAACCAGTACCACCACCCATTTCTTTTGTCGGAACATAAGATCCAATCACATCATATGTATGATTAGTAACGATCATCGGAACTTGTGCTTGTCCTAGTTTCAAAGTCAGCACACGGAAGGCACCTTTGATTAGTTGAGATTTAGTCATGTCACGAACTTGTTTGTCGTTGGCAACGTCCTCCATCTCTTTATTAGTAGAAAGCATACCAAGACTATCAAGAACAAACAGCATAGGCACACGCTCATCCTTTGGTTCTTTCAAATACTTATCAAGGATACGACAAGCTTGTGTCCTGAATTCTTCAATCGTTCCCACAGGAAAGATAATCATACGCTTGCTATCGATGCCACGGTTCTCAATCATATCCCGAGAAATAGCAGACTCACTTTCAAAGTAGATAACGCCACCAGTGGGGTTAGCATCAAGAAAACTACGAACAACAGAAAGTGCAAAGAAAGTTTTTCCTGTACTAGTTTCTCCCGCGAGTGCTGTGACTTTATTGGAAGGGATACCGCCAAACAAAGATCCACTAACGAGTGCATTAAAAATATAAGAACCCGTATCAACAAAAGTAGTAACGTCACCAGCAGCAACGCCATCACTAACCAGAGCAGCGTACTCATTACCACTTTCCTTAATTACTGTATCTAGGAATCCCATGATTTTACCTCATCTTCATACATGTTTACATAAGAGTAATTGTTACTCATCAATTTAGCAAACGCTCTAGCAGTCTCATACTCCTCAAAGCATTTGATATTGTCTGGACTAATTTGTCCCACAACATGATTAGTCCAACTCACAACCCAGACGTTCATTCAAAGAAACTCCCAATCGAAACTTTTTTCTCATGCGTCCATCCAATACATTGTAGCACGTTTTTGAGCGGTTCGAGAAAAGATTTTTCAAATTGTGTTTGATAATCAACGTACTTTTCAATAGCAAATTCTTTAGGTATTTCACCAAAGAAGCTGACGCAGTTTTCGTGAATTGGGTTTGGTGTCTTGAGATATAAAAATTTGATCTTCTCGCCTTCTTGAATAAGAGGATACTTGTTTTCAATCTTATATTTCTTGACGTAATGATTGTATAAGAGGGCACCTCTTACGTGAATGGGGGTTCCTTTCTGGTAGATATCTGTGGGGTTTCGATACTTTGCCAGATTGTTGACTCCTCTGGGGAAGGCGATTTCGTCGTATGGTCGTTGTCTAGTTTCTGTTCGGACATCATTGATAAAAGAGATAAGTTCATCATTTGTTTTGCCGATAATAATCTTAAATGCTGCATATAACTTATCCCTAAAGTACGCTGGTGTGGAGGAACGTGCCGTTTCCAAACCCATGATTTTCATCTTGGGTTCTTTATATCTAACACCTTCGCTATCCCATACATTCAATATGTATCGTTTCTTAGCTGTCCAGATACCACGATCAGCGATGTTCTCACGCTTCATTTGCATCTTCTGGTCATAAGCATTTACATACTCTGCCAGTTCTTGGTAAGAACTTTCAATATAAGGTTCAAGTTCCATTTGACAGATCTTGTCAAGGAACCCCACAACTTTCTCATTAGTTTTCTCTCTGCCTTTGTATACAGTTTCAACCAGAGGACCCAGATTGAGATAGATAGAATCAGTATCAGCAGCAATAACATAATCTTCTCCATCAGTTTTCAAAACTTTATTGAGATAAGCATTCATCTTGTTCTCAATCCAGCGGATAGACAACTGACCAGACAAGGTAATTGCTTCAGCATTTGCTAGTTTATAGTAACGAAAATGCTCATTGCCGATAGCACCATAAGCAGAGTTGAGAGAGATCTTCTTTGCCATCTGAATATTATTACAGCGAGCAATCTCTTTCATCAATTCAACAGTAGGTTTTTTCTCATACTGCTGCTTTGCCTCAAGCATCTTCTTCTTGTAGATGACACGACCATCGTACATCTTCTGCATCATCTGTGGTAAGAACCCGTGGATATCTTTACGATACTGGGCGCCATTAGCTGCGACACAGTATTCGGTATCAAGTGCAATCTCTTTATTCAGGAACCCCTCAACATTCGCAGCGGGATGTCGCCTTTCGGCAAGAGTTTCTGGCGAGATGTTGTATTGCATAATAAGATGGGGATACAGACTATTAAGATCAAAACTGACCACCCAATCATAAAACCCAGGTATCGGTTCTTTGACATATGCTCCAGCGTACTTTTCTGTTTTAGTTGCTTCTTTCTTAGGAGGAATAGCGACTTTACGTTTCAGTAGCTCCACATATATGTAGTTATCCCACATACGAACTTGACTAAACACATCTTCATAATTCACCTTGGCATCATATGCCATAGTGAATGCCAGTTCAATCAGTTTCATCTTGTCATCTAATTGATCGACAAGTCTAACGTCATGAATATTGTATTCAATAAACTTCTGCCAGTTCCTCTCATAGAACTCTTTGAAAGTATCAAACTCGCTATGGTCCAGTTTCTTGGCACCAAGTTCTACATTACAGATGTAATCAAGGCGGTAACTCTCTTGGTTTGAATACGTAAACTTCTTATACAATTCAAGATAGTCAAGCGTAGAAATACCCAGGGTATCAATTGCCATTTGCTTGCGACCCTTGATATAGATATCACGGGTTGATACAAGTTTCCAAGGTGATAGAAGTTTAGTAAACTTCTCACCAAGAATACGATTGATACGATTATGAATGTACGGCATATCAAATAGCTGTACGTTCCAACCAGTAATTACATCAGGATAGTTTGCTTGCCAGAACTCAAGGAAGGCACCCAGCATACTCTCTTCATGTTTGAAGTGCATGTAATCAACCATAGCATCTTTGTTGTCATATGGTCGTGCTCCCCAAACAGTAATACGTCCAGTAAAACTATCTTTGAGTGAGATAGCAAGTATCTCCTGGTCAGCAGTTTCAATATCAGGAAATCCGTTTTCTGCAGCAGTCTCGATATCAATTGTAAATATACGGATCTTGCTGCTGTCAAACTTGATTTCTTCTTCTGGTTGTTGTTCAGCAATATATTGATATAGAAATCTGGTATTACCATGGATTTCAAAATCATCCACACCTTCATACTTTTTGACAAACTCTCGTGCGTCTGTGATCGAACCAAACTGATGTGGTTCAACACACTTACCTTCTAGGGTACGCCATTCAGAATAATTCTTTGTAGGCAAATACAGCGTGGGGTTGAAAGGAACCTTCACGCTGTATCGATTGCCATTTTCATAACCACGGACTAGCAAACGGTTGCCAGCTTGTTCAACGTTTGTGTAAAACTTCATTCAGACTTTGGCGGTTCGATCTTACAGAGGTAAGCAGCAAGTAACTTTGTGCTTGGATTAGTGACAACAATTAGATCAGAAGATCTGACGTTGAACTCACGCTCGGCAGCATAGGGTGCCCATGGAGTAATGTCACCCTCACAGTCTAGCACATACGGTTCTATCAACCACACGTCGGGGTCACCTGGCAAAGTGTCCCCTTCAACTGGTTCTACTTGAGCTACGATCCACTCATTCGCTAACTTCAACAGGTTCGCTGTTATCTCCATC